AGGTTAGCGGCGGGGAAAGTCCTATAAACTTCAATAACGCATATGTTGAAGCAAAGGACCGCACCCTGGATCCGACGAAGCTGGAAAGCAGCTCTTTTGAACGTCTCCCGTCTCCGACAGGATGGCGGTTGTTGATTCTTCCTTATAGGGGCCGAGGAAAAACAGAAGGTGGCGTTCTTTTACCAGACGCCGTCATTGAAAGAGAATCCGTTGCCACTGTCTGTGGATATGTTCTTAAAGCAGGCTTGCTGGCTTACAAGGATACTGAGAAATTCCCAAGCGGTCCCTGGTGTAAGGAAAAGGACTGGGTGATGTTTGGACGATATGCGGGCGCTCGTTTTAAGATTGACGGTGGCGAGGTCCGCATTTTGAATGATGATGAAATCATAGCCGTTATACAGGATCCCGAAGACATCCTGCATTTTTAACATGGAGATATGCCCATGCCAAACCCTGAACAAGACGAACTTGTTGTAGACCTCCCATCCGAGGGGGCTGCCGTTTCCGTAGAGATAGATCCTTCCACTGTTGCCGGAATAGATTCTGAAGTTGGAGTAGCTCTAGACGGCACTGAACACGATGATTATAGCAAGAAGGTACAGCGGCGCATCGACAAGTTGACCAAGAAGGCACGAGAGGCCGAGAGGCAGCAAGAAGCCGCGATTAATTATGCACGAAACATACAAGCCGAGAATTCTCAGCTAAAAGGTCGCGTTCAGGATCTGGATCAGGGGTATGTCAATGAGTATGGCGACCGTATTGCAACGCAGAGCGAAGCTCTTGAAAAAGACCTCGAAAGCGCCATAGCGACAAATGATACGGCAGCACAGGTAGAGGCTCAGAAAAAGCTCTCTCAACTAGCTATCGAAGAAGAGCGTGTCAGGGCTGCGAAGCTGCAACAAGCACAATGGCAGCAGCAAATTGCCGCCCAGCAGCAGATGGCGGCGCAACAGGCTCAACAGACTCAACCACAAATGCCGACACGGGTCGATCCAAAGGCAGAAGACTGGGCTTCTAAGAATGATTGGTTCGGTGACGACGATGCAATGACGTTTGCAGCGTTCGGAATCCACAGGACTCTTGTAGAAGATGAGGGGTTTGACACGGAGTCTCCTACGTATTACAATGAGCTTGACAAAAGAATACGGGAAGCTTTCCCTCACAAGTTCAGTGAAGGGGTCCCGGTTACCGTATCAGAAGGCCGTCGACCACAACAGTCGGTCGCCTCTGCCACACGCTCCAGCATTAATGGGCGCAAAACAGTAAGATTGTCACCAAGCGAAGTTGCGATAGCGAACAAGCTTGGTGTTCCTCTGGATGAGTACGCGAAACACAAACGGTAGGAGACGAGAGATGGAAAACGAAACTATTGATCGGGCTCCCCGCACGTCGAAGGTCCACAACGCGAAACCGCGTCGGAAGCCTTGGGCACCCCCGTCTTTGCTAGACGCACCCGCACCCCCTGAAGGATATGTCCACCGATGGATACGTTCCGAGGTTAGGGGCTTCGACGACCGGAAGAACATCTCTGCCCGTATGCGAGAAGGGTGGGAGTTGGTCCGGAAGGAGGAGTACCCCGAGTTCGAAGCGCCGACTATTGACGGTGGGCGATATGAAGGGGTCTTTGGTGTAGGAGGCTTGTTGCTGGCTCGAATTCCTGTTGAAATCGTTGAAGAGCGTAGCGACTACTTCAATCAGATGAAGTCTGATGCAATGGAAGCAGTCGACAACGATCTTTTGAAGGAGACCCAGCATCATTCGATGGCGATTCAGAAGCCTGAGCGCCAATCGCGTGTTACATTTGGAGGTCCTAAAGGAAACTAGGGCTTATTGTTACAACCCTTTTGCTTCGAGGAGCATAAGATATGGCGAATACCAATGGAGCCTGGGGGCTTCGACCTGTTGGAAAGATGGGTCAAAACTCCAACTCCACAGGTGTTTCGGGCTATACCTTGTACGAAATCGCTAATGGCAATAGCAACGCTATTTACCAGGGCACCCCGGTTATCCCACTTTCGACGGGATATATTGATGTTGTGGGTGCTGCGGCTGGTGGTACTGTTGGATTGCTTGGCTCTTTTCAAGGTTGCAGGTATGTCTCAAGCACCACGGGGAAACCTGTGTGGAGTATGTATTGGCCCGGATCGGGAGCGGATAGTAACCATCCTGTGAGGGCTTTTGTTGCAGACGATCCGATGCAGATCTTTGCGATTGCAACGGATGCCTCATGGACCAGTAAGGCAACGGCACGAGCCGCTGTTTTTGCTAACGCAAACTTCTCTAGTGGAACAAGCGGGAGCACGACAACGGGTCAGTCTTCAGGTGCTTTGGCTATCGGTACTATCGCTACCACGAACACGCTTAATATGCGTATTCTGGGTTGGGAAGAAGATGCCATGAATGAAGACTTCTCTGCTTCTGGCATCCCTGCTCTGGTCAGGTTGAACAACCACTATAATAGCGCCAATGGTGCTATCGCTGGTGGCACTGTTTCAACGACCGGCGTATAGGAGGGTTGAGAAATGGCTATTAGCAGAGCACAACTTGTCAAAGAGTTGGAACCCGGCCTAAACGCATTGTTCGGCCTGGAGTATGACCGCTACGACAGGGAGCACGAAGAAATCTTCTCCATGGAGAGTTCGGATCGTGCTTTCGAGGAAGAGGTGATGCTTTCGGGCTTTGGGACCGCCCCCACCAAGTCTGAGGGCTCGGCGGTGTCGTTCGATGATGCGCAGGAAGTGTACACGGCTCGTTACACGATGGAGACGATTGCGTTGGCGTTCTCCATTACCGAGGAGGCTATTGAGGATAACCTTTATGACCGGCTCGCGAGTCGGTACACAAAGGCCCTCGCTCGTAGCATGAGCCAGACGAAGCAGGTTAAGGCCGCTGCGGTTCTCAACAACGCCTTCGATAGCTCATACACCGGAGGTGATGGGCTTGAGCTATGCTCCACGGCGCATACTCTTGTAAACGGCAGCACCTTCCGCAATGAGTTATCAACGGCGGCAGATCTCAATGAGACTAGCCTTGAGCAGGCCCTCATTGACATTGCTGGCTTCGTCGATGAGCGCGGTCTGAAAGTTGCTGTCAGTGGCAACAGGCTGATTATTCCTAAGGAACTTCAGTTCACTGCTGACAGGCTTTTGGAATCTACGCTTCGTCCAGGAACAGCGGATAACGACATTAATGCCGTTCGGAACATGGGTATGATTCCGCAGGGCTCTTCCGTTAACCACTTCCTGACGGACACGGATGCGTGGTTCATCATCACTGATGCGCCGAATGGATTGAAGGGCTTCAATAGAACAGCCGTTCGAACTTCCATGGAAGGCGACTTCGATACCGGGAATGTGAGGTACAAGGCCCGCGAACGCTATGCGTTTGGCTGGTCGGATCCTCGCGGTATCTTCGGATCACCGGGCGCTTAACCTCGATCAGAACTATCGGGGGGAGGGCTTTCTCTCCCCCCGCCTTTCTGGGACTACATAGCCCTAGCGACTGGCCCAGCAGACGCTTACAAGACTCTAGGGCGAAACCTTTGTAAGGAGGCGTACCATGGGTACGACACGTTTCTCCGGTCCTGTCATGTACAGTGGTCACGGCAGTGATTCCAGCTATCTGGGATCCTGGTTTGGCAACCTTCCCATGCAGGTCAATCCGGATTACATCTTCAAATGCGACGACTTTACGGGCGTCGATATTGACGACACTGATGATTGGACAAAACAAGTCCTCAACAGTGGAACTTTAACACTTCTTGCGGACCATGTCGGTGGATGGGCTAAGTCCACAGGTGATGGTTCGACAGATAATTCCGGCGGCTCAATTCAGGGCAACGAGATCTTTATGGCGGAAGCCAGCAAGAACATCTTCTTTGAAACGCGAGTGGCTGTGGCCGATGCTGACGACATGGACATGTTTGTTGGTCTTGCCGAAAACGGTACGTTTGCAACGGGTGTCCCGTTCACTGCAAGTAATCAGATCGGTTTCCTTTTGGTAGAGGGCGCAGCCGATATTTATGCCAATT